GTCGGTATTCCCAATTCCGCATGACTGCCGCAGGGTGGAATACAGGTAGAACTTTATATCCTGTTACACAGTGCGTGCTTAGATGTGTTGTTCCTCGGATTTGAGAAATTCTTGTGTCTCCGAGTAGAGCCCAACATGGAGTATTTCCGCAAGCAATAATAAGGTTTGGGTCGCATTGAAGGATTTCACTTGCGAGACGATCAAGTTCAGGTTCAAACTCTGCTCGAAAGTAACGTGATTTGCCAAAGGAAGGTAGACCTCTAATACCTTGGTCCCGTGTTCCACAAAGATCGTCGATCTTGTTTCCTCGAGGTCGGATATTGAATACATTAGTTCGGTGAATCTCAGGATGCATTCGCCAGACCATGTCGATAAGTCTAGGGTCTCGCTCTTGCCAGAACTTGTAGATGTAACTTTGATCTTCTGAGGTAAGTTCAATGACACCCCCTTCGTCTAGCATTCGGAGAAGTTCGATTCCGGAGGAGCCTACAAGGGCTTCGCGAACGCGCTCTTCGTTTTCGCCCCAGGCTTCGGCGACGATGACGATTGGTACTTTCATGAAAGCCCGTCAATTTCACGCATCATATATCCGAAGCCAAAGGCACACCAGATTAGTAAAACAACGACCATTGGGTCCATTATTACCTCCTATGTAAACCGCCCCCAGTGAGTGGTCTCAATACTTCCTGGGGGCGGCAGGCCGGACATTAGTCTCCAACAGTACCTGTGTTCCGACAGGTGGCGGTTCTAGGCGGAGTGCCTAGGTCAGAGACCACCTTCGAGGCGGTCAAGCTCTTGGTCGATTTCCCCAATTATAGCGTGAGCATGACTGAGGTAGGATTTGACGTTCCCTGCCTGTCGTTCGCCGTTAACTTTAGGCGTATTAGTAGGGATAGGACCATGAAGGCTGTCCACTAGATGACTAAGACGAGCTTTGATTTTAGCTAAACGCTCTAGAATACGCTCAGCCTGAGAACTCAAGCCCGCTTCGTTTGTAGGCATAGTTGGCTCGGGTCCGTATGCCATGTCTACGACTCCAACGGAGCCGTTTGGTCGATCTCCCAGTAAACGCCCTTACCATCCTTGGACGGCGTATGCTTCACATGCCCAAGGAACTGATGGTTCGGAGTTTCATCAAGCATTGCTCGAACGGGCTTTTTGCCTTCTTCGCTATCGATACCAAGGTCGTCGACCATGAACTCGGTAAGCCTATAGGCAGACTTTTCGGTCAGGTAAAACGTCAACGTAGCCTGCTTACCTGCAAGTCCACCGATTTCCGCAAGGGCTTCTTGGTCCACGTCGTCTAGCGAAGCGACTGGAACAGCAGTGAACTCCGCGAACTCGGTTTGCTTCTGTGTGGACTTGTCAAGTCTTGGCAAGCCCTTGATAGTCCAAACGTAAGTCCCAACTGGCATCGGCGGTGGGCGTTTGATTTCGCCAGAAGGTCGGTCGAGGATTGAGGAAAATGTTCCGGTAGCAGCCATAGGTTCTTTTCTCCATGTGGTTAAACCTGAGGTAGATAGTCCGGAGTGGAAACGACTCATGCGGTAGCAGCTTTCACTGCCCACATAGCCGCGTCTTCGTAGTGAGTTTGGGCGAGGCTAACAAGTCGATCAATCTCGCCTGGAGCGTTTGGATCACGCAAGCCTTGGCACAAGTCAATAAGCTCCGCCGACTTCGCCTTGATTTCATCGACGAGCGAACTTTGTGATGGGTTGAAACTTGCTCTTACTCGCCTCTGGCCGAGGGTCTGGTGGCGTTGTCCCAGAGGAGGTTCCGGTACTTGCTTCGGTGTCGGGTCGAATGTCATTGGTTCCATCTTGGTCCTCTTCGGTTAATGGCCCGCGAAGCATTTCAAACAGCGTCGCTAAGCCGGTTTCCACAGGAAGGGATTTATCCTCGTCCTTCGCCAGTGGATTTGCTAAGGCAAGGTCAATCATGGCGTCCGATCGAAGTTGGATCGTTCGCTTGCCTGCCATATTCTTGTAACGAACATAGTTCGGGAAGTACTGAGGTATCTTCGGCGACAGCTTTTGCCCTACGCCTTGCGGAAAGATTTTCTTCGTTCCGTCGGGAAGGTCCATGTAGATGCCGTGGGCAATTACAATTACATTGGTTTGGAAAGTATCCGAGGTTAACATGCCAAGGGCAGATTCTACGGCGTCTTGGGCGTCGCCATAGGTTGCGCGGGGGTCGAATTCTCCGGATTTTCCCCTAGGTGTGAGTGGCTCACGAAAATCATATGCGGAGTCACAGAAACGGCTAAGCGAGTCAAGGATAAGGATACAATCAGGTCCCCATTGACTTGGCGCTCCAAGATCAATCTCGTTCCCGGCTTGATCTTTATACTTCCAACGGTCGAGCATTTTAAGCCCGTCAACAAAAGCCCGTGGATTTCCGTCAATAATTGGCCCAGCTGCTGTAACTTTTCGTTTATCTCTAAGGCTTCTGTATTCAACATTGTCTATCCTTTCTGGGCATTGCTCAGCGATTAGCTTTGCAAGGATATCGAGGAGGTTGTCAAAGTCGAGAATACGGAGTTTGTATCCGGCTTTGACAAGGGATACTAGGCTTCCGGTTTTGCCGGATTTGGAGTCTCCAAGCAAAAGGAGTTTAACGAGTCGTTGGGACTTGTGCTGGGCAAGGCTGGGCATGTGATTACCTTACTTCTAGAGGATTCCAGGGTTTTGATTTTACGAAGTCTCCCGCGAGGAACCTCTCGCGCACGCTTGGGCTTTTTGAGCAGATCTGCCTAAACTTGCAACCGCCATACTTATCACACGCAGTGTCATTCATGGGCCAGTAGTTTGCTTTCGCATATTCTTCCGCGAGCGCAAACCAGAAATGGAGATCATTGACCCATTCATCAATTTGATCCGAATTACGATAGGTAAATCCACGTTCAAATCGGGAAAAGTCGATAGCCACTTGTGCGACATCGATAATGACACCACGGATCGCAGTATCGAAGAGGACTTGACCAGCAAGTGTGTATAACGACATCTGGTTTTCGGGTTCATATTGGTCAAAGTAATAACTCCCTGGTTGAGACTTCGTCGTTTTTTGATCCATGACGAAGATTTCGTCGTTGAAAGTTACGACTCGATCAAGATGGCCACAGAGGAGGTAATACTGATTTGGAAGTGGTTCACTGGACATTGCATCTGCATCGCGAAACTTCCATGTTTCACCTGCTGCCTTAGGCCCCCAATCCAAACTAAATCTAAAACTCAACTCCGCACAAACCTTACCATCTGCAAGGACTAGCGTTTTTGCAACGTCGTCCTTGAATTTCTCCAAATACCAAATCACCGTTCGCGTCAGCGTCTTTCGGTTCTTGTACGGATTATCCGAGTCCCAATCGCGGGTGCGAAGCAGAAGGGATTTAATTACTAGATGCAATGCATCTTCGTGCTTAGCTCCAACGGACGTTGCAATTTGATATTCATTCTGTGCATGGGCATATTCTTGGCCAAATCGAAGATGGACGTTATCTTCTTTTGGTCTCCATCCCTCGATCATCTGGTAGTAATATAATCTTGGACACCGCTTAAGGTACCCTAGGCTTGTAGAATCCCACGCATATTGTACTTTTGTGCCTGGAAGGAACGGACTGTCGCTTGTACCAGCTAACGATAGTCCACTTGCTGATTCCAGTAAGTCTTGCGATCCTTCCATAGCTAAATCCCGCTTTCTTTGCTAAAACTACCGTTTGAATCAAGATTTGCCGCTGCTGCTTTGAGATTACTAATTTCCCTGTCGAGGTACCAGCGAGCTTTTTCAAGATCGAGGATACGCGAGCCCTTTCGGCCGCAGCGGGAGATATACTTGAGGCAGTTGCCGAGGTTGTAGTTGAGTTCCCAAGCTTCGATAACTCGGATGGTTTCATAAGTGTCTCCAGCTAGATAGTGGCTAGGGTTGATTGGATCATCTCCACAATAAAGGGGACAGTCAGGCAAGGCACAACCTTTTTGTACAATTGCGTGACATTCTGGGCATTTAACGGCCATGCTTCTTTCTCCAGTTGTACGAAGGATCGTCATTCCAACGTGGCTGTTCTATCATAGGTTCGTCGATAACAGAAGCGCAATAATATTGGATTTCTTCGGCTGGAATGTACCTGTCATATAGGTACATCCATCCCTCCGGAGGAGGCTCAGGCTTTGGTGGAAGTCGCTTACGCATTAAAACCTCCGTTTCATCGGCTCTGGAGCTTTGACAAGCCCCAGCGCGACCAAATCTACCTTCGGTCCATCGGCTTTCTTAGACTTTTTCCCATCGTCAAACTCGCCCCGCGCTTTGCGTTGATAAGCGATGATATCGTCGATGTCTTGGTTGGAAAGGTTCAACGGATCTTCATTCATTAGATCATCGAGTTCGCGAGTTGCCACAGGTATTCTCCTCGTTGATGAAATCTTGTAACACGTCCATGCTTTCGTAGTTTACGACTTCTCGATGCATGATTCTTCGAAGCTCCGCTGACCATCCCCAACCGAAGCGATCTTCGAAGAACCTAACATCATCTTCGTTGAGGTTAAGTGTTACCTTGCGCAGCATCTTTTGCCTTCTCCCGATCTACAATCCAGACTTCGTCTTTGGCTTTCAAGAGACTTAGCTTCGCTAAACTTTCATCGCCAGAGGCTATGCGGGCAGTGTATAACGTTTGCATGAGGTAGTTAATGTCGTTGGTTGGAATGGCAATGCCAAGGCGAGCCTCAGCTGCGCGGTACCAAAGAGACATTGCTACCTCGTGGGAGATCATTGGAGACTTTCATATTCAACTACATATTCCGTGTCTTGGCCACATTCATCAAACAAGCCTTGAATTGAATAAAATGGTGGATGCCGAGGGCCAGTGTATTCTTTCCAGCCTTGTTCAAAGTGCTTAGCAATTAAAGCCATTTTACCAGTAGGCTTGTGAACTAGCCACATTCTATCATTTGCCATTTCATTCCAAAGCCTCCACATGCGTAGGTGCCAGCGCCTTTTCGAGGTAAACCCAGCATTCGCCTTCGGTATCCTCGCGGACAGTAAAAACTAACTCGTCATACTCGCTCCCGCCATGCATTTTATGCCCGGCAGGATACGCAAGTGCGTTCAACTTGCGATCAAGCGCTCGAGCACGATTAAGCCGAAGCCGATATGTCATTGCTGCTTCACGGGTACCGATGTGAGTACGTACACCTTTTCCTTCTTTCATAGCCTTATCCATCAGTTCGTACTCGGACTGATAGCTAAGGCGGGAATTAGACATTGTCATCGAATCCTCACACTGTCAATTTCATAGAGATTCTTCATCGCTCGGGTTGTGATAACGTAGCGAAGGTTTTTATCCTGATCATCACCTTTGCAAAGCCAAGGATCAAGATGGTAAACTGTCTCCCACTCTAAGCCCTTAGCCTTGTGGCCGGTTGTTAATGTAATCGTCCCACGTTGTTTGAACAAATCCTCCGCATGTGCTATCGCGAGGCTTAGCGTCTTACCAAAGCTTGCAAAAACCTTCATGCACTCTGCGATGTCGTCGGCGGTTTTTGACTCTCGGTCGAGCTTAGCGTTGCGCCAATTCTCAATAGCGGACAAAACTTGCGCCGTGGACATTTCGTCCGAGCCCAATCTACGCATAATTGCCACGATTTTCGGGCCGATCTCGCTTCCGCTGACGGAGACAGAACGACCGCTTTGCAGTAATCGCATTGCAAGTTTAAATAACGGAGCATTGTTTCGGCAGATAATAGCCGCGCCATGTGGGATTGTTCCAATCTTAAGATCTTTTAGGATTTCGTAGGTACCTTCTTCGCGAAGCCAACGAAGCATCGGCGCTCGCCAACGAGCAGCTTCGACTATGGGTTTGGGACATCGGAAGCAGAGGGAGAGCGTGCAGGTTTCGGCTTTGAATTTCTCCGTGAGTTCTGCCATCGAATGAGTTTTGGCGCCACGAAATGCGTAGATGGATTGCCAAGGATCACCAACTGCAATGACTCGTCCTCGGACGAGCTTGTCAAGCATGGTGTGGTTAAGCGGTGAAAAGTCCTGGGCTTCATCCCCCATGACAAGGGGATAACGTGGAAATGTTCCGCCGAACAGAGTGGGCATGTATAGCTGATCATTAAAGTCGATGTATCCGTTGAAGGCTGTCTGGATGGATAATGCGAGGATTGCATCAATAAGATCGGAGGTAAGTTCATCGGGTTTTTCTTCAAGTGTGGCATGGAGTTGATCTCTGGTTGAAAGAGATTTAACGTTCCTATATTTCCCTTCGGGAATATATCCCATCGCCTTCGCCATCGCTACGCCGTCGACGACTTGGTAAAAGGAATCCCAAACCTCCTTCGCTGCGTCCTTTGGCATTTCCTTAATCATTTCGCGGAGCAAGTCTTGCGTTTTCTTGCCATTGAGCGAAATGCTACGCCCCGTGGCCCAAATGCGGTGGCCGAGACTATTAAGGGTGCGTACGGTCGTCGTGGACGAGAATTTCTCTTCAGCTTCTTGGGCGACTTTCTTATTAAAGGCGAGATAAAGTACTGGTTGTTGCCGGGATACGGACTGTACCATTTCAAGGGTGGTAGTTTTGCCTGTGCCCGCAAGCGCGTTAATGACGAGGTTGGTCGAAGTGGTTTTGACTTTTTCAAGGATTGCCTCCTGTTCCTCCGTAGGCGCTGGGCGCGAGGGAGATTTGAGCAAGGCTGAAAGCGGACGGTTCATGCAATTTCCTCGCATTTATATCCCTGTGGATGGGCAGTCAAGCAGACCTGACACCACCAAGCTCCAGTAGGTGCAGTCGCTTCGCGAGCAAGGAATTCTCCCTTCATTCTCTGCCGGACCTTAGCTGCAAGCAAATTCGACATTTCCTTGCGCTTAGGTGAGAATTCATCATTGAAAGTCGAGACTAAAGTCGATCGAAGCTCTGCGACGTTGATATCGATTTCGATTAACTTTTGCATAATTGCATTGAGCTTATCGTCCGTGGACATTCTCTTATCTTTAGCTTCAACTAAGGCAACCATTGTTTTATCAGTCATCAGTGATACCCTCCCGTGCTCGTCGCAAGCCTTGTCACTCGTCGTACCATTTCCATTAGCATTTCGCTTACGGCAAGCCAGCCACGGGCTTGCAGCCGGCTCGGCCCGTCGGTGTCGTTGGTCAAGTG